ATAAATTGGAATAATTTTATTATCACCACACCGGAAAGTATAGTTACTGATATAAAGCAGTGGTGGAAAAATATGGACAAAAAAAGATATGCTGAAGTTCAAAAGTATAGTCGTTCTATATACGAGAATTACCTCAATCCTGTTGGTTTTGCTGAATATATTTCTAATTCACTAAGTAAAAAATAATATGAAAGTAATTGTAAAGTATGACCCGGCAGGTAGAATGGGTAACAGAATGTTTCAATATACATTTGGATATATTCTTAGCAAGCTTAAAGATTGTAGCTTTTATCACGATAGTTTACCTAACTTTAGGATACCGAGTAATATGGATACAGTGGGTAGCTTGAATAATCCTATTAATACCAGACGTTATGGAGATCAGTATGCAGATATTGATATGCTTGTTAATCATGAGGGTGATATTATAGTAGATTCTTATGTACAGAAGAGTAGATTCTATATAGATTATAGAGAGGAACTAAAGAGTTTATTTAAAGTAGAGGATACAATAGTTAATAAGAATAAACTTGTTTTACATATAAGGGAAACGGATTATGTTACGATAAATGCATTTTTAGGTTATGATTATTATAAAAAATTAATTAGTGATAGTAACTTTAAAGACGTTCTTATCGTAACAGATAACCCAAAAAGTAACACAGTACAGAAACTCATAAAAGAAGATGGATGTACTTTAAGTACAGACGGGATTGTTAATACTTTTATGGTTCATAGTGACTCGAGAGCTATGGACGATTTTAAAACACTTATGTATAGTGAAAATATTGCTATTTCACAATCTAGTTTTTCATGGTGGGCAGCTTTCTTAGGTAATCATAAAAAAATAATATTCCCGTTTAAAACAGGTTTAGATTGGTGGCCGGTAGATCCAGGTAAAGATGATATTGATCTATTTTTTAATATTGATAAAAAAACACAAAAGTATATAATATAATAAAATGGAAATAAACTTTAAAGATCTTAGAATTCCACTAGATCACCCTACTTACCCTCCCTATCATCAAGGATATTATATGGAAGAGTATTTTTATAACTTCTATATTAAAAATAAAGAAGATTTTGATCGGATTGGCTATACGCTTATACCAATTTTTTGGACTAATGTTTACATAATGGAAACTAAAGGTGCTAACCGTAGAAGACTTATTCAACCTTACCTAAACGCTCTACCTGACACCAAATACTTTACTGTATCACAACATGATGATGCTGTATCTGAGAAACTACCACCTGGAACTATTTCTTTTGAAGGTGGCGGTAACGGTAACGGTGTACCGCTACCCCTAATTTGTTCAAAACTACCAGTAGTTCATAATGACGAAGTTGACAAAGATATATTTTGCTCGTTTGTAGGATCTAATACACACCCAATACGTGATAGGATAAAACAAATATATGATTCCGATAAGGATTTTAATCTACACATGAAACCGTGGACCGATACCATTCCACAAAATCAATTAGAGTTCTTTATTGATATAACAACAAGATCTAAATTTTCCTTATGTCCGAGAGGCTATGGCGCACAAAGCTTTAGATTTTACGAAATTCTACAATTAAATTCTATACCGGTTATAGTTTATGATAAAGAGTGGTTACCCTTTAAAGGTGAAATAGATTACGCGTCGTTTTGTGTGTTAGTTGAGGAGAAGGAAATACCAACACTAAAAGATAAGTTATTAAGTATATCACAAGATACACAAGGTAGAATGCTAGAACGAGGTAAAACAATTTACAATAAGTACTTTACTCTTGAAGGCATGTCAAAACAAATTCTTAAAACACTAAAAAGTTATGAAAAGTGATAAGTTTGACTTAGGTATGATTTATTCATCTGAGTATCTAAATAGACCGACGCAAGTTGAAGACTGGAATAGGATAAAGGAGGTATATAATAACTACATACTGAACGAACCGGGTAAATCTGTAATACCTAAAATAATACATCAAATATGGATAGGTGGTGAATTACCCGAAAAACAAAAGAAAACATGTAGAGATATACAGGAGGTCTGCAACGAAAACGGATGGGAGTATAAGTTGTGGAGGAATAGTGATGTTGCAGAGTTAGGAGAGTTTAAAAATAGAGAACTTTATGATAAAACTCCAAATTTTGGTCAAAAATCCGATATACTTAGAAATATTATTTTATATGAACATGGAGGGGTCTATTTAGATACTGATTATATTATTGTAAAGTTTTTTGACGATTTATTAGATTTAGACTTTTTTTGTGGAGTATGTTTTGACGAGTGGCCTTCGATGTCGAATAGTATAATAGGTACCGTACCAAAAGGAGATACAATAACAGACATGTTAACCTACGATAAAGAGATAGCATGGAATGACGGTATGGCGATAATAGACACGAGTGGTCCTTACCATACTACAAGAGCGGTATTAAGAACTTTAAACAAAGAAACTGTTGTTTTTCCTAATTCTTATTTTTATCCGTATCCGTGTTTTCCACGATTAAGAATAAAGGGTAATGATCCTATGCAATATATTAGCCCAGAAACATATTGCATACATTTATGGGATGAGAGCTGGAATAAAAACTTTTAATAGGTAAGTAATTAATATGATGATCGACCTACATAATGCCATTAAGAAGTATGGCATGAATATAACAGGAGTTATTCATATTGGCGGTCATGTAGGTACGGAATATGACGAATATAAAAAGGTAGAGAGTATAAAGCATATGGTTTTCTATGAACCAGATCCTGATAATTTTAAAAAGCTTGAGAATAAGGTCTCAACAGATAGTAGGGCTTTATGTATTAATAGGGCGTTAGGTCCTTTCTCTTGTGAAGCGAATTTACATCGCGAAAGCGGTAATAACGGTCAATCAAACTCATTGTTAGAACCATTTAAACATACACATATATACCCGGGTATAATATTTGATAAGAAGTTAAAAGTCAAGGTTGAGCCGCTCGATAAATACCAAACATCACCCGTCTTTAATTTTATTAATATGGATGTACAGGGTAGTGAGCTAAATGTATTATTAGGTGCTTCAAAAACACTCAACAATATTGATTATGTAATGACAGAGGTAAATAGAGATGAATTATATAAAAATTGTGCATATATAGAAGATCTAGATTATTTCTTATCTAAGTATAATTTTGAAAGAGTTGAAGAAGTATGGGATAGAGATAACCCGGTTTGGGGAGATGCGTTATATATTAAAAAGTGATGAAAAAAATCTTATTAGTTGTAGCGTTGTATCCGGATCACATACAATCGATTTTTAACAAACATTTATCTCCACGTAATAGAGAATATGCTAATAAGCATGGTTTTGAATATATTGAGATTACTAAAAAAGAGCAAATAAAGCAGTCTATCCACGAAAGGAGATCTAATCCAAGCTGGACTAACTTTTTAATATATGAAGATTGGTTGGATAGTAACTTTATAAAAGAGGGCGATAAAATTCTTTCCTTAGATGCAGACATGTACATGGTAGATATAGATAAGGATTTAAGTACAAATAAATCGTTCTCTTATGCTATCGATTCAGGTAACACACATTGTATGGGATGGCATAGTCTCACCATAAACAGCTGGAGTAAGCAGCTTATAAGAAATGTAGTTTCAGATGAAAGATATAATAAATTAAAACATATCAATCACCCTAATAGTGGATCATCTTTTTGGGAAATGTTTAGTGAACAAGCTAGCTGGTATTCTTTAGCAGGTATTACAATGCATAGTGATGTATCTTATTTTGATATAGATAACTTTGGATGGAATACAGATACACAACAACTTCCGTTATATACAATAGAAGAATTACATCGTAATATAGAGATTAGAGATACACCATATAACGTAACTGAATGGCCAGGAGAAAGTAATTGCGATTATAATATTAATAAATTAGATAGGGCTGATCAAGTTATATTACGGCATTTTGTTAGTGGTCAATTATGGAACAATGAGCTTTTAATAAACAACTGGGAAAAATGAATATAGGATTTTTATACGAACATATGGAGGAAGCCAATTTAAAATGTTTTCATTTTTATGAAAATGTTGAAATGGCAGTTAAGACAGTTTTAGGTGATGATAACAAGTATTTTCATGTACATAATTTACCTGACTTGCAAAATAATGATATTGAGTGCTTGTTTATTCTTAACGATCATCACCAGCATGCTGTTTTTGGTCAAAGTAGTTTTTTACAGTATTTAAATAATGAAAATATACGAACAGTTATTTTTAATTATGAGCTTATTGACAGTCCGTTTTTTCCATGGAATTTAGATATACAACGAACTGTAGATAGTATAAAAAATTGTTATCAATTAGTAGCAGATACTACGGATGGTGTAAGATTAAATAAATCTTTAACAACAAAGCAATATCTTTCTAGACAGACCGATTTGGGTGTGGATCCTATCCCGTTTGAAGATAAAAAGGATAAAATAATTTTTATAGGTAATATTTATGATGAGCAATACGCGAGTAGAGGTAGGCTGCTCCAGCATGTTAGTAATATGGGGTTAGATTTACCAGTCGAGGTAATAAAAAGTGAATACAAGTTACCTTTCTCTCAATATATATCTATGCTTAATGAGTCAAAATATGTTTTAAATCCTTTTGGTACAGGTAAGTTTGTAAATGTAAGACATTATGAAGCATTAGAGTTAGGATGCCGACCAATTCAACAAATTTTAAGAAATGATGATTTTTTAAAGTATTATCCAGAACTGGTCAATAAGGGAATGACTTTTGAGTCACCTGACGAAATTCCAACACTTCTTAAGAATGAGTATATACCAGAAGATTCAATGTACTTAGAAGATTTTTTACAAGAAATAAAATTAAAGGAACTAATTAAATAGTTTTGGAGAAAATACGCATTATTATCTAGTAAACAAAAAGCTGTAGTATATAATTAGATATGATTATTGATCAGCAAGTATATAATGGCGATCTTATTCACGATCGTTTCGCGTATAAGTTTTTTAGAAAAGAAGTTTCACCGTATGGTAATATTGTAGCTTTTAGAGCTCCTATGTATGTGAGTGATAATTTAATTGATCTAGAAGATACACTAGCCAATGACTATATCTTTTCAGAGGATGCAATTAACTTCTGCTGGGAGATACCTAATTTATGTCCTTTAGGTGCAGTTGCTTTTCAACGTCTCTTTAATACTACCATCGCAGGTATGTTAGGTCAGCTCATACAAAAGCCTATTAACATGGATGGTGACGATATTATGGTAGCTGATGAGTTTATCGGTAGTGATAGTAAGAAGCGTTCAGAAGGTAAAGTCAGTGTATCAATTACCTATAGTAAAGAAGGTATTGCTCTTGGTCATACTGGTATTAATGTACAAGCTGGTAAGAAAGCTCCAGGATTTGCTTATTCGAGTAATCTTAATGATGCACAAATAGAGGCATTTATGGATGCTGTAATTAAAGCGTTTGAATTAGAAGTTAAAGATCAGTGGATTGCTACAACTAAAATAATTAGTTAATGAATTTTTTTCAGCTACAAAATAAGTTATTTTACTCTAAAAAGACTAATGCTGAGTTTTTAGATTCAGAAGGTGAGCAATCCTTCGCCCCGTTTATGTTTAATAGGTGGTTATCGTTCTATAGTAAAGGCATGGCTTCTATTACAAATGAGACGTTAAATAGATTTGGTAGTATTTTTCAAGATAAGCAACAGCAATATAGACTGTACTATTATTTTATTCCAAGATTAAAGTTTAAGCGTATAGCATATAATAAAAAAATTAAAAAAGAGGTTATTGAGGAAGAGAATCTAGATCTTATTGCGCGCAATAAAAATATCTCTGTAAGAGAGTTAAAGTTGTATATGGATTTACAAGAAAACCTAAGTAAATAAATTATATGGCAACGGCATCTATTGATAATCTAGCTCCTACAAGAAGTTTAATTGACTTAACACAAGGAGGTAGGGGTGATTTCGGGTTAGACGACTACCAGCTTAGTTTTGTGTTCGATGATATTCTTCTCGTTGAGTATGCTGATGAGTCAGCTAACGGAGACGAGGTTTTACGAAATGGTATAGTAGTACCGACAAACGCAATGACTAAAGCGTGGCGTAAGGGCAGAGTGATTCTTGCAGGACCTGATGCAAAGTATGCAAAAGAAGGAGATATAGTTATATTTCCAAATAATCTTGGAGTTACTATTTCCAATGTAGAGATTACAGGTAAAGGTAAGATTGCTAAGGGTGTTTTTCTAAACGAAGAAAGAATGTTTGGTATATGTAAACCAAAAAATGATAATACAGAGGTCAGCACTTGATTCTATCCTTTTAACGAATGTGGTAGACTTAAGATTTGCGCGCAGAATACCTAAGGCAGGTTTCCCTGCTACTCGCCGTATACTCTGTACAAAATCATATAACCTATTAAATTCTACCAATGGTAGAATTACCCTAAACTATAAGCCTCCAAGAGGTCCGCATAAAGTAAATGAAGCAGCTGATAACTTACTTGTTGTGTGGGATATTTTAATGCAAGGATATAGAAATATAAATATGAATCAAGCTAATCTAATAACTCAATATCCGGCTGATGATTCATTTTGGACGTATTTTAACGAAAGTGTATATCCTATGTCAGCAAAACAAAAACTAGCTTTTATGAACTCATGAATATAAATTTGGAAAGGGTAAATCAAAGCTTAAAGCCTTTTTTACTACAAAATATAATAATTAAAACCGATAAGAAGATTATTAAAAAGGGTAAACTTAAGCTTTTTAAGATTAAGCAGTATAACATAGCTCTTTCTTTAGAAATTGACGGTAAAATTAAAATCTACGAAATACCCTACCCGTTTAAAATAGAAGGTTCGTTAGATAAGTTGGTGTTTAACTACCGTATAAGTTCCTTTATACCGGAACAATACTCTCTGTTCATAAAATTATTAGATTGCAGCTCTAAATCAAAATTTTACGACAACCTGCTTTACATATTGCCTAATAAAGGAACAATAGTATAATTAGGTGTGCTAACCGGACTAATTAATAGCTTTCCCTCTGGATATGATCCTAATCCAACACAAGTAAAGCTTCTAAAGAATATTGAACAGGCATTCACAGATGGACATAAGTTCGTCATCTGTAATGCCCCTACAGGGTCAGGTAAGTCTATGGTATCAAAAACTGTAGGTAATGTTGCTAATCAATGTACGAAAGAGTATCGCGATATAGTAACGAGCTACCTAGCATATAAGAGAACGCAGGGTGGTAATTATGCATATGAAGATGAGTGTAATGAGGAGAAGTCGTTTGGTTGTACAGCACTAACAATTACAAAGGCTTTACAAGATCAATATAAAGAGTTATTTAACGATGTTGAGGTACTAAAGGGTAAGTCGAACTACAGTTGTGTTGTAGATGAAGATTACTCAGTAGAGGTGGCGCCATGTTTACATTTACCGAAACTTCGCGAAGAGTGCTGGGGTAAGAAGTGCTGCTCGTATTATGAGCAACGTAATAAAGCTTTAACCTCACGATTCAATACTCTTAACTATAATATGTTCTTTGCATTACCTGAACATCTTAAAAAGCGTGAATATTTGATTTGTGACGAGGCATCGGAATTAGAAGATCAATTAGTTAAAGAGTTTAGCTGTACTATTAACTTTGAGTTTCTCTACAAAAACGAAGTTGAGGTTAAGCCATTTCTAACTAAGAGTACTAACGTTGAAAAATGGATAAATCATCTAGTACTATCACTAAAAGAACGTATCGATTGGTTAAAGGATGCAATCGGAAGTACTAGTAAGGTTAAAACTAAATACCTCATTCAAAAAAAGAACGAGTTAGTTGCTCTTGGTAATTTACATAGTAAGTTGTCGCTTATACTGGAAACTTGGTATGATAGTGAGTATATTTTTGAGAGAGATAGTAGGGCTATTACCTTTATGCCTCTTAAGGTTGATAAGCTGTCGAATTATTTGTTTAAGTATGCTGATAAGGTGATTCTTATGTCAGCAACTATTATTGATCCAAAGAACTTTTGTAAGTCGTTAGGGATTGATAATTATAAGTATATTGAGGCTGAGTCGACGTTTGACGCTAAGAATGCGCCGATTTATTGTAATACTAAGGTTAAGTTAAATTACTATAATATGCAAAAGAACTTACCTAAGATATGTAAGCAGATAGCTCAAATTTGTGAGTTTCATAAAAACGAAAAGGGGATTATACATTCACAAAATAAGAGCATTACTAACTTCCTATCAGAAAATCTTACTGATCGTAGATTCTTAATACGTGAGCCGGGTGTACGAAATGAAGTTATTTTAGAGCAGCATATGGAAACCGATGACCCTACCGTTCTTATATCACCATCTATGTCTTATGGGGTTGATCTCAAGGATGATCTAGCCAGATTTCAAATTATTATTAAGGCACCATATCTACCTACTAAAGATAAGCGTATTGAAAACTTAATGAAGGAGGATTTTGACTGGTATCAAAATAAAATGTTATGCTCATTAATTCAAGCTTGTGGTAGAGGTATACGATCTCATAAAGATCACTGCATAACATATATTTTAGATGCAGCAATTGTAGAAAGTATAGTAAAAAACAGACATAAGCTTCCTAAATACTATCTAGACCGATTCGCGTAATAAATATATGTAGTGCGTAAGAGGGCATATCATTTTGAAATTAAAGATCTTCTCACACAGTTTGTAGCTGCGTTTGATGATACAGTTATTTCGCGTTTCGATAAAAATCGTAATGCTAAGCAAAATATTGATGTAAGATATGTCTTTGCTCCTAAGCAAAGAATAATGTACGATATAGTTAATAAAGCACAAAATCTTACATTACCTGTTGTCGCGATAAATTTAACCAGTGTTACGAGAGACGAATCCAGAGTTTTTAATAAACTAACACCTTCATATCTACCAGGTCAATTGAAGGAAGATCCGAATAAGGGTTCTAAGTTTTTAATGCCCGTACCTGTAGATCTTTCAGTTAGTATGTCAATAATGACACGTTATATGGCTGATGCTGATCAAATTATATCAAATTTTGTACCCTATAACAACCCATACATTATTCTATCTTGGAAAGTTCCTTCTGAATTAGGTGCTGATTACGAACAGGAAATAAGATCCGAAGTATTATGGTCTGGAGATTTAAATTACAATACCCCTACTGATGTAACATATTCAGATAAATTCAGAGTAGTTATTGATACTTCATTTACAATAAAAGGCTGGTTATTTCCTGAGGCAAAAGATATACAAAAAATTATCTATAGTGTAGATAGTAATTTTATAAATGTTAATCTAGCTAATAGAATATATGATCCTGAGGGTAAAAAATTAGAATTTCTTACCTACGAGCAGCAAGGATATGAAACACTGTCCGGTTACGATGATAAAGTACCAAAAACATACACCGAAACTGTCACAGTATCTGCTATCCCAGAGTTCACTAATATCTTCTATGCTACTACGGGGACCTTTAACGCTACGCGTGGTTTAACTACTATATTAAGTAGCTATGATAATAACTTTACCCTGTATGGAAAACGATTTGACACAAGCAATAGCTATTACCTCTCTTCAAACGTAGATAACTTCCATACCAATTTCCAGGAAATTACATCTGCACAATCACCCACTATATCAGGTTATAAGCTAGATAATCATTATTATTCGACAGGTAATGATAATATCGTTAACTTGTTTTTCCCTGCTTCGTCACTATCAAATTCAGGTGACTTTACTATTATAACAGCAAACGAAGCAGGATGGGCTACTACATATCAAGCCCAATCATCAATTATTAGAATTTAAAGATTCTTAATAATGCTTTGCGCAGTATGAATTTCGTTAAATTCATCGTAAGGGCATTCATGAACTGCGCCGGTAAAGTTATAATCATAAAGATAACTGTCTATATGACCTTTTGGAAACTCTGTTTTTGGTAAAACGTTCTTATGCATATCATAACCGAAGATTTTAGGTGAAGTACCTACCCATACTACAGTTGATGGTTTATTAAGTGCGGCCGCAGCATGCTGTAATGACGAATCAATAAGGAGTCTCTTATCAGAAAAATTAATAAGATTGAAAAGCTCCTTTTTAGAGACTTGCTTTTCAAATCTAATAGCACCTTCTAACTTTGGATGAAAGTCATAGCAAACATGTAAGATCATATACTGCTCCTTTAGCTTAGTCACGATCTCTTGAGCTACAGGTGGTGGAATATCACGAACCCATGAGTATGGATGTGGTTGATGCTCTTTACCTGGACCTCCAAACGGCTGAAACAGTAATAATGGTTTATTTTTCTGTAATGAAGCGAGTTGAGGGTCAATTAAGTCCTTCTCTCTTAAATTGAAGTGTATGTACGGCTTTTCGCTATTATATTTAACGCCTATCATATCACACCACGATTTAATTAGATGTGTTTTTTTAGTAATATGACTTGTTTGTTTATAGGGCTCTTGCGCGAATACTTCTACATCTTTACCGTGTATATAATCTTGATAAAAATAAGGTACATTACCCAATCTAAAAACTCGGTGTATATCCTTATTATTGAGATACACCTCCGGCCACGCACAAACGACAATAATCTTCCGATCTGGATTTTGTTTTTTATACGCTTTAACTACTGCAGTAGAGGCTACGTGTTTACCAATACCTCCTTCAATATGAAATATAGCGTGCTTTGACATTACTATAATTTAATAGCAAAATCGGATTTTTCAACTAAAGTTTATGTTGCTGCTGAAACTAATAATTGGCAACCATTCCTCCAAATACGACCCGCAATATTCGGATCAGAGGTCGGTAAGCAAGCTAGAGTTAAATTTCCACAACCTGTAATATTACCGGCAACATTAAGACCGCTTCCGCTCCCTTTAATTTGGACACTATTACAAAATTGACTACATGATCCTGAGGCAGAACCTCCAACTACAAGATCACCACCAACGGTCACTGTAGAACTACCTGCTGAAATAATAGAATCTTGTACCGTCCCAGTTGTACCGATAAATTTTGGAATCTTATTATTACCTACAGTCCCACAGTAATCTACTAATTTACCTCCCCAAACACTACTATCAATTTCA